CCGCCATCCAGCACCCCCACCACCAGGCGAAACGTGCCGGGCTCCTCGTTGAGCTCCCACCACTCGCGCACCTCGATAAGAAAACCGAGCGGCTCCACCACACGGCGTAATGCGCTGATGGTGCCCTTGTGCTGATGGACGAAAAACGCGGAGGCAATCACCCGGCGTCTGGTGGCTTCCGGCCAGTCAGCATCCCACCGGTCGACAGACAGCGCCCACGCCAGATAGGGCAGCAGGTCAGCCGGGCAGGTCTGCGGATTCCATAACGTGCGCAGCGGAACCGGAACGCGGATAATCTCCGCCGCTGCCTGCGCGGCGGCCACCTCCAGCGGCGACGAACCGACGGGTAACAGCCGGTCACTATTCATCATTCCCCCCGATAGTGATGCTGTATCCGGTGCAGAAAGAGGCCTGATGTTTGCCGAGCACAATGTCGCCCTGCGGGACGCTCAGCTCCACGCGCTGGACACCTTCAACATGGAGCGCGGCATAAATCGCCGACTGACGGACGTCACGACCAAGCCGGTGCTGGGCGGTGATATAGGCTTTGAGTTTCTCTTCGGCAGCGGCGCGGATGGGCTCCGCTTCGGGGCCAGGGTAAAAATACAGTGTGGCGGCCACCTCATACTGCACAATTTCAGCCGCCTGCACCGTCACACGGTCGCCCACCGGGCGAACATCTTCAGCGTTGAGCGCCTCTTCCACCACGGCCAGCAGGTCACCGGTTGCGGTGCCGTCACCCTCGCGGGCAAGCACGGTGATGGTCACGCAGGCCGGTGTCGGGCTCTCCACGGAAATATCCGCGACACGCCCGTCGGCACTGCGTCCGTGGTATTCATAGGCACCGACCGGCCCAGCCACGCTCAGCCCCTCAAACGCCTGTTGCGCGCGCAGGCGTAAATCGGCATCGGACTCCATCACCGCCGCCACCGGCGGGATGGTGGTGTCATCCGCCGGGGTGATGGTCAGCCGTGTGGTGTTGTTATTCGCGGCAATAACATCGAGGTCAGCCCCGGCAGCGCTTGCCAGTGTCACCGCGCGGGCGGCTTCATTCACCCGCTGGCGCCACAGCACCTCACGATAGGCATTCTCCTCAAGGAATTTGGTCAGCGGCTCGGATTCCAGCGCCAGCGTGCGGGCAACGGCGTCCTGCTCATCAGCAGGGAACAGCGAAACCAGCGTCGCCTTGCGCTCAGCGAGGATGCTCTCGTAATCGAGTTCCTCGACCACATCCGGGGCGGGTAACTCGCTCAGGTCAACAATCGGCATGGTATCAACTCACAGGAATGGTTAACGAAAGGGTTTCACCGGTGCTGACGAGCTGGCCGGTCACATTGACAATCATCCGGCCTTCGCTTTGCTCCGTGGTGATTTCACTCAGCGTGATGCGCGGCTCCCACTTCAGCAGCGCCATATAGCAGGCCACGCGGATTTGCAGCGTCAGCGACGGTGTCTGCGGCTGGTCAATCAGCGTGGAGAGCAGCGAGCCATATTCCCGGCGCATGACGCGGGAGCCGACCGGCGTGCGCAGAATGTCGCCCATGCTCTGACTGACGTGCTGTGAATCGGTAAGCGCGCGGCCATTTACACGGCTCATGCCAATATAGTTCACTGTCACAGGGGTGCTCCTGTTGTGCCGCCGCTGTCGCCGGGGTGCTGATGGGTGTGAAGCACTTTGCCGTTGGACGACAACGCGCCGCCGCTGTGCTCGATATCGCCGTGCATGGTGCCGCCTTTCTGCACTTCCAGCGAGCCGGTGATGAGCTTACTGGTGCAAACCACCTCCGGCGTGTCGAGTGTGATACGCGAAGAGGCCTTGACCGTTACCACCGGCACGGTGGCGGTGAGGGATTCAGACGCGGTAACGTCGGCGGTTCTGATGCCGCTGACGGTCAGCGCGCTGGTCGCCGGTTCATACTCAATAACCGCGCCATCCGGGAAAGCAATATGCAGGGCGTCAGCCGAGGCCGACGGCGCGGGATGTTCATCGGAGAAAATGCCGGGCAGCACAAACGCGGTATCGAGCTCGCCACCCACGGCCAGAATTAACACCTGCTCGCCGACGGAGGGAGCCCACCACGTGCGTGAATGTCCGGCGCGCTGCGTCAGCCACTGGAGCCAGTCGGTGATGTTGCCGCCGGTCTGCACGCGGCAACGTCCGGCAGCGAGATCGGTTTCGACAACGATGCCAGTGCGAATCACGTTGCGCAGTGTGCGCGCCAAGTCATTAATGTTTACTAGTGTATTCATGAACAAAAGACTGCCTAAAACATTAAAGATATGGTATCGAAAGCCGTTATATGGATAACTACACATCATCTGGTGGGGAATTATGTTTGCGGCATTAATTGAAAAAAAAGAAACAATTATTGACATCCTTTGCATCGGGTTATTTCTTTTCGTAATGAGCCGGGCTTACGGAATAGCTAATTTGTTAAGATTTTTATTTCGCTACCTGAATATTGGTTATTCAGATAAAAAACTGAAATCTCTCGATGAAAAATGGTTTGACATTCAGCTTTTCAAAATAATAAACAGAATAAATGTCACAAAAATAGAGGATGCAAGGATAATTCAAAAAGGTTTAAACGACGGAATCTTAAAAACATCAAGCTTTTATTTCACAAGTTCATGGGGAGAGATAACCACTCCAATGTCTTTACCGAGAAAAATCTGTGCTTTTATGATGGGATTAACTCTGATTATCCTTGGTTCTGTGGCATGGTATGCACAAGAGCCTATTATTGAAGGTTATGCCAAATTTAATTATAAAGAATTCAGTTATTATATATCAAAAGATAGATTTTTTATCACCAATGAACATTCCAAAAACGTCCCTCCAATGATTCACAGCAAAGAAGATTGCAAAAACACATTAAACCTCATTGATAAGACATCAATCTTTGCGATGGTCTGCACAAAATTTCTTGATGAAAGCGAATCATATCAATGGTGGCTTGCTGATGAAATAAACTCCATTAACGAAACCAAATACTCTTTAACGATACTGATGTATGTTTATCTTATACTTGGTGCAACATGGCTGCTTTCATTACTACAGTTTATACAGGCAGGAAAAAAAGTGCGGGAATATAAAAAATCCATTGAAAACATCTGAATAATTTGAAAACGAAAACTGCGTAGCCTCTGATTTCTTAGGCTACGCAGGACATCAAGGGGGGCGACAATAACGCCAGTTCAAATCATTCTGCTCATTTGTATGCGCGAGAGTATTAGTGTTTGCAAGGACATGCGTTACAACAGAATGAAGGTTTGGATCACTTAATTCCAACAATTCTTATTCTGCCGTATTTCATAAAGCCTGAAATCAGGAGCTCAACCAGACTTGTAGTCGACGGAATTCTTGCTTTTTATCCATAAACTCCAAATCCTTCAACTCCTCATCTACAGCCTGAAAAATACTTTTCCTTTCTTCCTCTGTAACGCCACCAAGATTATTGATTGCATTGACCGCTATTTCATAAAGCCCAGCCACATTAGGATCATAAAGATGCATATGGATTTCACTTCCCGTATAATGGTATTTACGTAAATAATCATCAAACTGATAATCAGTCATTTCAGGAAAGCCATTCCCACTGGCATTAGACTCCCGCAATGATATTTCTCGCTCGTGACGTAATTGCTTTACTTTATTCCCGAACCACTCCCCTATTTTTGCATCAACCGTGGCAGCCATCATAACAGACACTATGTAATAGTAATCTTTCTTTGTGCCTTCTATTTGCACCTGGTCGATCCCGAGCTCTTTCAGTTGCTCCGTTACTCGTGATATGTACTCATATTGCCCCACACGCGATAATAACTTATTTGTTCCAGAACGGGCCATTACAGTGAAAAGCATTTCAGCCAGTGGCAAAGATATTTTTCTAAGACGCTCAATCAAATCATTAGCTTCAACAAGTTTGGAATGAAGCTCTGCTTTTAATCCAAGAGCAGAAATACTTTTGAGATATTCAATCTTAGTAAATAACAATAAAAAGAAACCAGCGACAAAACTTATGGTTGCATCAGCAGATTGTCCATTTATTATTTTAATAAACCCCAACACCATTAAAATAACTGCCCCCCCGAATGCAAATTTTTTTGCGCGCTCATCAAACTTCTTAGAAGCATCATTTTTTTCATTCGAACTTTTATTGCCTGACATATGTCTCTCACAATTATTAGTCTGATGACAAATGTTCTATAACCAACTTTTCAATTTGTCTAAGGTTTTCTTGCACGAAACCCAGAAGCTGGCGAGCAGGGTATTCTATTGCAGCACTGTTGCGCCCCGGTCTGTCTTTTAATCCCAACTGGTGAACCTGCGCGATGCGCTGCACCTTCCCGGTAAATTCGACTACTGCAGCGCTGTCATCACCGCTGGCTTTCAGATAGCGGTTAGTGCGCAGTTTCCCGAACATTTCCCGCTTAATCCGGCCTTTCTTTGCGCGCAGCGGCTGGGGCTTTCGCTTTGCATACGGTGAGCCGTCCGGGTTTTTCTGGGCTTTGACGCGCTGCTGTTGTTGCTGGCGCAGCTTCTTCGCTATCTCCACAGTGAGACGCCGACGGCCAGCAGGTGACAGCGCCGCCAGTAGCCCTGCAAGCTCATTCTCAAACGGTTTAAATTCAGTCATCCCATTTACTCACCAGTTCGCCATTGATATACATCTCCACCGGACGTGTGACCGGCTCCGGCGGAGGCGGTTCCGGGAGGCACCGGACGTGAAGCGCTGAGCCGACCTCGTTAACCAGCGTCCGCTCGGTCAGGGCAAGACTGATGCTGATATCAAAACTGCTGTCATTGTTGAGATCGGCCTCAAAGGTGAAACCTTTCGCCTGACCTGCATCGATTTCCATAATGTCGGGCTGGTTCTCGCGCAGCCACGCCAGCACCGGTACAAGCAGTAAATCCGCATCGCCGGTGAAGTCGGTTACCACGACATTGAGGGTGTAACGCTTTTCGAATGACAGCGAGGCGGCGAGCGTGGCGACAAGGTTGCCGCTGTCCACAAACAGCCGCAGCATTTCAGGGTTGGTTTTCAGCACCGGCACAGCATCAGCCAGGGCTTTTCTCAGGCTTTCGGGCTTCAGCATCTGTATCATCCTGACATTGTTTAACAGCTTCGACCTGGAGCGCACAGTTTTCTAACGCGCGCTCAAGGTTGCGGATATCGGCACTTAAATCACCGTTCGTGTGCGGATCACTGCCCGGCATCGGGCAAAGGCTGACTTTCGGGCAACCGTTGTAAACAATCACCGGCACTGGCGCAGGCGGCGCGCCTGTGCAACCGGCGCACAGCATCAGGCAGATCAGCGCTGTACCAGCGGCGAAAGGCGTCATTTTCATTGAGTAACCTCGTTAT